GTGACTTCACGTTTTAGTAAATCGGTAGCAGCCTCGTAATCTGCCGAAAACCAACTAAAATCATGAAACTCAGGACGAACAAGTTCATTTACCTTTGTAGTTAAGTCATCGTGTAGCATAGTGCTCCACTTGGTTCTTTTCCACATAGATAATAGTTCACCCTGAAGAGGTTGTAACGCGGTATACGCCCTTCCAGGGCCCTTGGAAATCATACGGATCTTCCCAGGTTCGAATAATCCTATTGCTTCGCAGCAAAAAAGATTTTCCTCTATATCGTTAGCACACTCATTCATCACAGTCTGTCTCCATCTGTTGACATCATAAAGTAGTTGTTTCATCACTGGAAGTGGATTCTGATCATAAAGATCAGAATCTTCCAAAAAGTTGAAACCATCACATTTGATGGCAAGCGGATTGAATGGAGTAAAGAGGGAGATCGCTCCCTCACCATACTTCTTCTCTACACATGCGTGTGCGGAGGGCAGCAATTTGAGCTGCCCTTTTTGATAGAGGGTCTGAAACCCCCGCACACGGTGTCTATCTTTGTCTTTCATACCAGTAACTTCGGTATGGAAGACAAGACCAGATGCCCTCTCTAAGGCATTAATCTGGTCAGGAGTGAGTGGGACCTGTGGAAGTGTTAAACGCACAGCATGTTTCTTATATGCTTGTACTAACTTCTCATAAGGGAGGTCCGGCCACATCTGTTTACATCCTTTTTGTAATGAGTATATGAAGCGTACATCACGTGCATTCAATGCACGCTTGATGTATGTCCAACAATACCCCTGAAATAGGTTAACATTTGGGCCAGAAGGCTCCGGGAACACATTATCTGCGAATAGTTTGACTGCCAATGAGTCTAACCAGAATTTCACATACGATTGTTCACCTCCATCGATCGTCTCTGCTGCCTTAATATTTATTGCAGTTTGACGCATCGATTTCTCAAACCGATGTTGTTCTTTAGGGCACCGTACTTTTTTAGAGTAACTAGTACGTGCCATAAATACCAACAAGATCGATTCAACGATCTGGACGGTCGACTTCTTCAAGTCGAGCCCCTGAACAACACGTTCAAGGACCGTTCTCACTTTATCGTCAAAACCTCCGGTAACCACAAATTGTGGATAGCCGAGGCTTGGTTGTTTTGCTACATTTTTCTTACGCAAAACAGCCAAATTCTTCTTTCCTTCGTGTACAGATTGTGCACAGGGAAATTTTGAATTTTGACTCTTCATGAGGGCAACAGCGCTATTGCTAAGCGAGCAATGGTCAGGTGTGTGCACTGTGTTTTCCAACACGTGTCTCACTCCACCCTCGGGTACCGCCACGGTACCCGTGATCACAG